ATCGCCACATGATCGTTTGGGGTGGCGCGAATGGAGATGATGAGAAGGATTACCGCAATGCTATCAAGGCTATTGCATTCCCTCCCGGCTCTGAGGGTCAGAAGGCTATTGATACCACCCGTGGTCGTAAGAACGATAGGATTCGCGTAGCCTTGGACGAGTTGCCAGAAATGGAGATGGGCGCGATTAACATCAGGCAGAACCTTTCCTCTAACGATGACAAGGTTTTCATTGGTATCGGAAACCCGTCCGCTGGAGACAATCCTCACACCCGATGGGCTATGCCTAAAGGTCATACTAGCTTCGATTCGGTGAGTGCTGATATGGAGAAGTGGGAGACTGAAACAGGCGTATGCTTGTTCTACAACGGCATGAAGTCTCCGAACTTCCAAGCTCCTGCCGATGAACCTTCTCCATTCCCATTCCTAATGGATCGCAAGAAACAGGCGGACATTTTGAAGATGTCTTATGGAGATGAGAATTCTGTGGACTATGTTCGTAATGCTATTGGCTGGTGGCCTAAGTCTGGATTTGCCCAAACGATCCTAACTGCCGATGTCATTCGGAATGCTGATACATACTCAGAACCTATCTGGGATCACAATGACATAATCCAGATTGCTGGCTTCGATACTGCTTTCACGGCTGGCGGGGATAGATGCGTTCTGACAGTCTGTAAGCTAGGATATGTCCGTGGAACTTCTCAGAAGGTAATGTATCTGGTAAACCAAGAAGTGATCCAGATCGCCGCTGGTCAAGCTACCGAGTTCGATGTCCAAGTCGCTTCCAAGGTTGTTGAGCTATGCAGAAAGCATGATGTGAAGCCTAGTAAGTTTGGAATGGATGTCAGCGGTGATGGTGGACGAATCGGACAAGCTATCATGCGAGAGTGGCTACGGCATGATAAGGATGGTTCGTCTATCGCTCTTATCTCTTCTATGGGTCGCCCGACTGATCGTATCGCTGCCGATGTCGATAAGCGTCCCTGCACCGAAGTCTATGATCGCCTAATTTCAGAATATTGGTATCAGAGCTTCCACGGGTTTAAAGCGCGTGTTATTTATGGAGTCGAAGCCTCTGGTGAACTAGGCCGAGAACTCTGCCTTCGTAGGTATCGCACAAAGAATAAGAAGATTTCCGTAGAGACTAAAGATGACTACAAGGGTAGAACCGGATTCTCTCCCGACTTGGCTGACTCGTTTCTCTACGCACTAGAGATGTCTCGCCGCAATGGTTTAACTTTTATCGGTAACGATAAACCTGTGCCAACTGATCGCTTTTGGGCTAGGCGCGAGGTAGAGGTTAAGCCGATGTCCGACGATGATTACTATATGTCGGACGATGACGGGGAGGACTGATTACTCCAGCACTCCCTGCAATTCCATCAAGTTCGCTAGGTCTTCGCTGACAGTAATCCTGCAAGCCTTGTCTCCCTCGAAAGTCGTTCCCAACATTTCTAGCTTTTCTAGGTCTGACTTCTTAATCCAGCAGTCCACCCAGTCTTGGCGGAAGCGAATCTTATATTGGTTTTCTGCAACGAATGTGCCTTCGCACACGATAAGTGATTTGAACATATTATTTGAATTGATAAACTAGGTAGCCTTGCTCTTTTGCCCACGCTGGGTTGTCGTGGATTCTTTGGTGGCAGGGGCGGCATACAGCCATGAAAGTGCGCTTCTCACAGGTGTTTTTACCTCTCCCACTTTTATGATGGATGTCGGTTGCTTGGCCACAACAGATTTCGCATTTCCCGCTTTTTTCTTCAAGATACTCTCTCCTTACCCTGCTGTATTCAATGCTTCGCTTTTTGAGTCTGGCTGAAACTGGGTTGAGCTTTCCTCCTCTTTTCTTGAATCCGCTTTTTGCTTTGAGTGGAGTTTTGCGTCTGAGCATAGAGCTATTATTTTCTCGATGTGTTGCTTCTTCAGTATTGATTTCGAGGATGTCTCGATCTGGTTAATCAAACTACCAGTCACCCCGATCTTGTCTCCCAAATCACGGACAGACAACCCAAGCCCATTACGGCAGTCGCGCAGATATACGCCAAACATCTTTCTAGCGTTATGCTTGATACTTCTGCTATGTTCAATAGCTGATAGGTAGCTATTGTATGCGACTTCTAACTGATGCATATGGTGAAGTCTAAACAATCTTATTGACAGGTCAATCTTTTTTTCATAGTATCCCACGACATGGATAATCACAAGAACAACATCGACTTGGATATGACTGCATTCCAGTTCATGGACTTCGCTCGCAAGTCTGTTCTGATAACAAATATGTCTCTCGCCGAAGCTATGGAAGAAGGTATCTTTTCTACACTAGAGACCTTTAGTGGGAATGGAGGATACTTAGTTCTCGGTGTCCGCCCCAACTCTACCGCGAGAGCCGCGACATACTCTGGTAAAAGAATTCTCTGGTCTGAACTCGCCTTAATCAAAGACGAAGACCTAGAACTTCATCACAAGTTACACGCTATCGACTGCCACGATGAGCATATATCTGATCTAGCTTGGACTGATTTGGTAGACCAGATCGAGGAATGGGTGAAGTGCGAGCGTGAGGAGATTGACCTAGATTATCGTTAACGATAAAAATAATTCTTGACCTGTCACGAACAGCCGTGATAGGGTTAGCGCGTGTGAGAAATCACGCCTTCGGGGTGAGAGCCGAAGTGTAGGACAAAATTAAATAAACACAAAAACTATATGATCCCTTGTGGTGGTTTCACCACTCTCATGCGTCAGTTGCCGCTTTTGTCCGCCATCACAAGGGGTCGCCTTTTTCTAAATGAGCAAATCAAATCTATTGATTGACGAAACGCCCATCGTCTTTCAGCCAACCTTGGCAAAGTTAATCGGGCTACCAGAAGCAATCGTGCTTCAAACATTAAAGTTTTGGTGTGGTCAAAAACGATCTGGAAAAGTTGTAGATGACGAGCGTTGGATATTTAACACCCTTGAACAATGGCGCGAATTCTCGTTTCCGTTTTGGTCAACAAGAACAATCGGTGAGGTATTTCGGACGCTTGAAAGTATGGGTTTGGTTAAGTCAAAGCAGTTCGATTTGCAGGCTGGAAAGGCAATGAAGTATTACACAATCAGCCAATCTGCACTCACAATTTTGACCTCCGAAAGAGCAGACCATCTGGAAGATTCTTCCACATCCATTTGGAAGATTCTTCCTGACCATGTGGAAGATTCTTCTCGTTCCGCGCGGGCGCGTCATATTAAACAATATACAGAGAAACAAACAGAGAAACAAAAACCCCTAACCCCTTTGCAAGGGGAAGAGGAAAACTCGGCAGTGGCCTCGCATTCCTCAGTTCAATCTAATCTTTTCCCTACTAACCCAAGTGAAGCTAACGCTTCGGGTTCAGCTACCGCCGAACTGAAATCTGCCGATGGCAAAAAAAAGACCCCCCGTTCCGAAGCCCCCCCACGACCTACCAAATCGAAATCAACCCAAATCGAAAAACCTATTGCTGTCAGCGAACAAGTCTGGGATGACTTCATCGCCCTCCGTAAAGCCAAACGCGCCCCGCTATCAGCAACGGCACTCGCGTCTATCGCCAAAGAAGCTGAGAAGGCAGCGATGCACATTGAGGAGGCATTAACCGAATGCGTCACCCGTGGATGGCAGAGCTTCAAGGCTGAATGGATGAAACCAAAAACAACTACCAAACCAGAACGATTCTCCAACTTTTAACCTTATGAAAAAAGTTCCAATAGCACACAAGAGCGAAGCGGCAGCATTGTCGCTGATAGCAACAGACCGAAATATCCTTTCCCAACAAACATGGGATGCCGATTATTTCGCGCTACCTGCCCACAGAATCATCTTTAACGCACTCCAAGGGGTTCACCAGCGGACAGGCACTTGCTGTCAATTCTCGGCGATTGCTGAACTAGAATCCACGGGGCAACTAGAATCGGCTGGCGGCGAGAACGAAGTCCATGAAATCCTAGCTACGATGAAGATCGCATCTGGAAAGGTTTGCCAAGACATGGCCGATGACTACCGGAAGAGTCTCCACAAGATGAAGGGCTACCGCGATGCCATCTCCATAATTGAGAAATCCGAGAATGACCTTCGCGGTGGAAGGGCTGACCTACGCTCGTTATCGGAAACGATAATGAAGTGTGCTGAAGATCGGACAACAAAAGTAAAACCAGTCAAAGACCTCATCATCGAGATCATTGATGAGATGGAAGGTAAAGCAGTAAACGAATGCTTTACTACTGGAATGATAAAAGTAGATCGTGCGCTCAAGGGTGGGATGCACAAAGGCGAGATGATGACTGTAGCCTCTGAAACGGGAGGAGGAAAATCCATCTACCTAGTTCAATCTGCACTAGCAAATCTACTAGATGGGAAGCCAGTCTTGTTTTTTTCCCTAGAGATGAAGGCAAAAGACATCCTGACTCGTATGGCTTGTAACTTGGCGGGCTATCCAATCCGCGAACCAGAGGATTACAAGAATGCAAACCAAGGAGAACTGAAAGCAATCAGCGCAGCACTCCTTAAATTACACCAGTTACCCATAGAAATCGTGGATGGAGTGTCCGAAATCACCGAAATTGAGGCAAATATCGCACGATATACAGGCGAAAAACGGGCAGATGTGATTGTGGTAGATTACCTCCAAATCATCTCATATGATGGTTCAGACAGCCGAGAAGGGCAGATTTCCGAGATAGCAAGGCGGTTAAAGGTAGCTGCACTCAAGAATAATTCAATTGTTCTGACAGCTTCCCAGTTAAACGACGATGGAAGGCTGCGCGAGTCACGAGCAATCGGGATGCACTCTGACCAAGTTGTGTATATCGAACACAAGGGGGATAAGAGCAGGCTAACGATCAAGAAGAACCGCCGTGGGCAGAGGAATTATTATACGGAAATCATCATGCGTGGTGACATTTCCAAACTAGAGGAGGTATACTGATGACAACTGACCAAGCATTCGCAAAAGCATCTAGGCTGATGGACGCTGCTCTGACGATCTGGGAGTCTTTCGACAAAGAAAGATATTGTATCGCAGATAATTACTGGAGTGAAGGAATGAAGATATACCATGAATACTTCTCTGAAACAAAAGTATTGACAGAACTACAAGATGTAGATAGCCTCCTGCCATGATTAACTCCAGAGCCAAAGGAGCTAGAGGTGAACGCATATGGCGAGACGAACTTCGCGCCCAAGGATTTACCGCTCGTAGAGGTCAACAGTTCTCTGGCTCTCCAGACTCACCAGATGTAGTCTGTGAAGAACTAAAAGAACTTCACCAAGAAGTTAAGTTCGTACAGAGCCTCAACCTTGACAAAGCCTGTGAACAAGCAGAAAGAGATTCGTGTGGGAAGCGTTGGATCGTAGCCCACAAGAAAAACAACAAAGCGTGGAAGGTAACGATGTCGTCCGATACATTCTTCGCAATCCTCAGAGACGGCATCGAAGGTATTAAACTATGAAAAAACCAACAACAAAAGCAGGTAAGGCCGCGAAGGTGGCTAAAACAATGAGCGAATACAAAGCTGGCAAACTGAAGGCTGGAGTGAACCCTAAAGGCCCAAAGAAAGCACCTATGGCTAAAAGCCGTAAGCAGGCAGTTGCGATTGCAATTTCACAGGCAGGAATGTCCAAAAAGAAAAAATGAAAACTGGACTATACGCAAACATCAACGCCAAACGCAAACGCATCGCCGCTGGTAGTGGTGAGAAGATGAGGAAGGTTGGCTCGAAAGGCGCACCTACCGCTAAAGCGTTTAAGCAATCAGCTAAAACCGCAAAGAAGAAATGAAATCAAAACCCGCAACTGGCAAAGCGTCAGTTAAGATAGTAAAAAATCCAAAGACTGGAAGAACCCGCAAGGTTTCTTACGGCCAAAAAGGAGCAAATGTTGATCCGGGATCAAAGCGTGGTGACGCATACTGCGCCCGTTCAGCAAAGATCAAAGGAGATTGGAAGTCCGATCCCAATTCTCCAAACAACCTTTCACGCCGCAAGTGGCGTTGCAAGGGCAGTAAGTCCATGAAATGATCTATTCCAAGATCGCTCCTTTACCTACTCACAGATATGTCTTGGTGGATTCCTACTTCACACACAAAACTCCGTGTGGATTTGTTGAAGCAATGTGGGTCGGAGTCACAAGCATCCCCGGCAGAGCGTGGGGAATCAATATCATTCTTCGGGATGGTGGTGCTTTATATCGTAATCTCCCTCCTCATAGTATCGGATTTAATTCTGAGAACTTTGGGTGGACTATTCAGCAAGCTCAACTTTGGGACTGCTACTCATACCACTTCACAATCGTCCAAAGCCCCATCCTGCGAGGTCTGCGGATGCAAGCTAAAGTAAGGAACGAATACCACATAGGAGAATACTTGTTCCATGTGACCCATGTCGATGATGGGTGGTCGGACTCACCAGACCAAGATAAAGAGTTTTACTTTATCAAGCTCGACAACGGAAGGTTAACCATCCAACCTACAAATAGAATCACATTCATAGATTCTAGTTTTATCGTTAACGATAATCTCCCAGAACTCAAACTAAGCGAAACCATATATTCCTGCGAATGAGATTCCACATACTCGGCTTGCCTCACTATTGCTTATGGCGTAAATACGCGAGGTGGTATATTCGATTAGTGCGCTCAACTTCGGTTTGCCATGAAGATTATACAGAAAAACATCATATTTTTCCTGTTAGTATTTTTGGTAAAAACAAACGTATAGTGCGACTTACAGGGCGGCAACATTTCGTAGCGCACAAATTACTCGCTAAAATATATTTGCATAGGTGCGGAAAAGACTCGAACAAGTATTCAAAAATGCAAAAGGCCTGCACTATTATGATGGCGAAAACGGATGTGCGTGGGAGTTCACGTAGATTTGAGTTTTGCAGAAAAATGGCAGCGGAAGCCTCTATTGGACGTTTACATACAATTGAGTCCCGCGAAAAAATGAGACAGATTCGATTTGCTAATAACCACCGAAAGGGAACAAAACGATCTGAAGAAACTTTAGCCAAACTCAGAAAGTCACTTGCTAACGTAAAAATTTCAAGTGAAACTCGCTTAAAGATGTTAAGCTCTTTAAGAGCAAATCCACCCATGTTGGGTAAAAAGCATTCCATAGAAACCCGCGCTTTACTTAGTAAAATGCGTAAGGGTAAAAAACTCCCTAAAGAGCAAGTCGAGAAATCCGCGAAGTCACGCTGTAAAACTATAGCAACTCCCGATGGTATTTTTAAGAGTCAAAGGGCTGCGGCAAAACACTACGGGATAACTCCGTCTTCCATGTGCGGTCGGTTAAAAACAGAATCTAAACACTATTATTACTTATGAAATTCACATTCCATTGCCTTGGCATTCCACACACTGTTACAAGCAAAGAATTTAACGCTTGCGCCTACACGATGAAAATTTTGAAATTCGGTAAGATGATGACCGAGCGCGGCCATGAGGTATTGCACTACGGACACGAAGACTCTGATCTACAATGCACAGAACACATCTCAGTCTTAACCAACGAAGACTTTGAAAAGAGCTACGGAACGCATGACTGGAGAAGCAAATTCTTCAAGTTCAATACTGGCGACCATGCCTACCAAACCTTCTTCAAGAATGCTATCGAAGAAGTAGGGAAGAGGAAGCTCAAGAATGATTTCATCCTACCATTCTGGGGTAGTGGAGTAAGACCAATCTGTGACGCACATCCAGACCTAATCACAGTTGAGCCGGGGATTGGGTATGCTGGAGGACATTGGGCTAGGTGGAAAATCTTTGAATCCTACGCAATCTATCATGCCTACTGTGGACTAAAGAATGTAGGCCAATGCAACCAAGATTGGTATGAGGTAGTCATCCCAAATTATTTCGATGTGGAAGACTTCGATTACTGCGACCAGAAAGAAGATTACTTCCTGTATTTGGGCCGTGTATACAGCGGAAAAGGTGTAGATATAGCAATCCAAGCCACAGAAATAGCAGGCAAAAAACTAGTCATCGCAGGCCAAAAAGAGGATGGTTACAAGCTACCAGACCATGTTGAGTATGTCGGATACGCCGATGTCACTATGAGAAAGAAGCTCATGTCTAAAGCTAAAGCTAGTTTCCTTGCTTCGATGTATGTAGAACCATTCGGGGGTGTTCAGATTGAGAATCTTCTCTCTGGGACTCCAACGATAACTACAGACTGGGGTAGCTTCGCGGAGAATAATATCCACGGAAAGACAGGATATAGATGTAGGACTATGGGAGACTTCGTAGATGCCATCAATA